CTCGGCGCATCAGCTGCGCCGCAACACCTGCATCTGGCAGCCGACCGACGGCGACCGCGATGAGTTCGTCAAGGATGAGCTCGAGACAGCCCTGCGCGACTGCGCAGTGATGCGCGAGGTCATGCCGCGCGTCCACAAGCGCAGCAAGGACAACACCCTCGAGCGCAAGGCCTTCCTCGGCAGCAAGCTCGCGATGAAGGGCGGTACCTCGGCCACCAACTTCCGCCGCATGAGCGTCGACAACGCCGTGCTCGATGAGCTGTCCGGCTTCGATCGCAACATCGACAAGGAAGGCACCCCGACGGTGCTGGCGTGGAAGCGCACCGAAGGCGCCACGTTCCCGAAGAAAATCGCCGGCAGCACCCCGAAGCTCAAGGGCTTCTGCCTCATCGACGAAGAGTTCCGCGTCGCCGATGTGCGCATGACGTTCCAGATCCCGTGCCCAAGCTGCGGCGAGTTCCACGCCATCACCTGGGGCGGCAAGGATGCGCCGCACGGCTTCAAGTGGCGGGACAAAGACCCGAGCACCGTGCACCACCTGTGCCCGCACAACGGCTGCTCGATCACGCAGGACCAATACCTCGCCGTCGCGCACCTCGGCCTCTTCATCAGCGAAGACGGTCAGCTGCGGCTTGACCTGGAGGGAAAGTTCACCGACTCCGACGGCAATCCAGCGCCGGCGCCGAAGCACGTCGCCGTGCACCCGTGGACAGCGCTCAGCCCCAAGGTGGCGTGGTCGCAGATCGTCAAAGAGTTCCTCGAAGCCCACGAAAAGCTGGTCGAGGGCGACACCGACAAGATGCAGACCTTCACCAACACCACGCTGGGCGAGTGTTGGGAGGGCGAGATCGAGCGCACCGAAGCCAGTGAGCTGCAGGCCCGGGCCGAACCTTTCCCGCTGCGGCTGATGCCGCGTGGCTGCCTGCTGCTGCTGGCCTCGGCCGACACCCAGGACAACCGCATCGAGGTCGCTGTGTGGGGCTACGGCCGCGGCGGCGAGATGTGGACCATCGACCACCTGGTGTTCTTCGGCAACCCCGCACTGCCCGCCGTGTGGGCTGAGCTCGAAGAGTGGGCGCGCACCGTCGAATACCCGCACGTCAGCGGCTTTCCGCAGCGGATCCACGCCGGCGCCATTGACTCCGGCGGCCACCATGCCGACGCCGTCTACGCCTTCGCCCACCGCATGCGCGATCGACGCTGGCACGCGGTCAAGGGCTACAACGGCCGCGAGCGCGCGATCGAGCAGGGCAACGTCAAGGTCGGGTTCCGCTGGAACGGCCGCATCGAAAAGCACGGCCCCACGCTGTGGCACGTCGGCACCAACCTCGCTAAGGACCGTTTCCAGTCGCGGCTTGAAGTGCCGAGCCCGGGCCCGGGCTACGTGCACCTGGCCAAGGACCTGAGCGACGAATGGTTCAAGCAGTTGGCCGGCGAAGTGCGCGCCGTGCGCCGCATGCAGGGCGGTACCGAGACGCGCTGGACGAAGACCCGCGCGCGCATCGAGGTCAAGGACTGCCTCACCTATGCCATCTGGCTGGAAGAGCGCCTGGCGCTGTGGCACCCCAGCAAAGCCAAGTTCTGGGACGGGCTGGAAGCCACGGTGCAGCCCGAGGGCGACCTATTCGCCGCGGCTGCGATGCGCTCCGCGCAGCCTATCGCGCTGCCTGCGGAGTTGCCTGCTGCCCCAATCGCGCCAAGTCAGCTTCAGCCGCAGACAAAGATCACGGCTCTGGCAGCGCTTGCGGAAGTTGAGCGGCTTTGGCGCAGCCAGCCCAGTCAGCCTGCGCCGACCGATCGGATCACGGATTGGGCTGGGGTTGTCGATGGCAATCCGATCCACCTGACGCTGCTGCGCGTGGTGCTGGATCAGTTGTCAGGCCCGCCGCAACCGATCGCAGCCCAGCTGGATGCCGCGCTGATCCAGAACATCAAGGCGCTGATCGAGCCCAAGCCGGCGCCTGTCGTCGAAGCGCCGAAGCCAGCAAAGCCGAAGGCGGACGCCCGCCCCCAACTCAAGAGGAACTGGTGACATGGACCGATCTGACCGCGGCCCGGGTTCCGTGCGGAACATGGGCGATGAGCCCGACCTGATCCAGTGGGTCTACGACGCCGCCAAGGCGGGAATGAGCGTCGACGAAGTGCGCAAGAGCTTCGGTGCGCAGCGCGTCTATATCCCCGCGAAGCCGCAGCTGAGCAGCGAAGAGCGCGACCGCATCGCCCAAGAACTGCAGAGCCGCACTGCTGCCGAAGTGGCCCGGCGGCACGGTATCAGCGTTCGGCAGGCCTATCGCATCCGGAAGCAGGCGAAGCCCAGCGGCCCGCCCGGTCTGTGACCCTGACATTTTGCCTAGCCGTGTCAGGGGGCTGCTTCGCAGAGTCCGCCGGGGCGCGGCATTCGCGTCGAATCGAAACCACCCGCCATGGCCTACACCCAAGCCGATCTTGACCGTCTTGACCGAGCGATTGCCAGCGGCGTGCTGACGGTCGAAGTCGCCGGTCGGCGCATGACCTACCAGGACGTCGATGCGCTGCTGAAGGCTCGCTCGCATGTCGCCAGCCAGCTTGCCGGTGTCGGCGCGCAGCCTCGCTCTGGCGCCACCAAGCGCTTCACTTTCACCAGCCTGCGGGGCGACTGACATGGCCAAGCGCAAGCGCAAGACGACGCGCACCCACGCCCGCGCGGCAGCGCAGCCCGTCGCGGCACAGCGCGCCTACGAAGGCGCCAACCCGAAGGACGGCTGGCGGCCGCGCCGCGGAGGCGCCAGCGCCAATGCCGATCACCGCGCTGACTCGATCCCGCTGCGCGTGCGCGCCCGGTCGCTGTACCAGAACGTGCCCTACGTCACCCGCGCGATCGACTCGCTGGTCGCGGCCTGGGTTGGCAGCGGCATCAGCATTTACAGCACCTCGAAGTCGAAGCGCACGAAGCGCCTGTACGAAGAGCGGCTCAAGACCTGGCAGTACGAATGCGATGCCGATGGCCTGCGCTCGCTCGATGCGCTGATCCACGGCGCCGAGCTTGCTGCCGCCATCGATGGCGAGTGCCTGATCCGCCGCCGGCCGCGCCGCGAAAGCGATGGCCTGTCGGTGCCGCTGCAGCTGCAGCTGCTGGAGATCGACTGGCTGGACAGCACCCGCAACGGGCCCGCGCCCAGCGGCAACGGCAGCGTGATGATCAACGGGATCCAGTACAACGCTATCGGCCGCATCGAGGGCTACTGGCTGTTCGATGCGCACCCTGGCGACACGTACACCAACACCGGGCGATTCGACAGCCGGCTGGTGCCCGCCAGCGAGATCATCCACTACTTCGAACCGAAGCGGCCGGGACAGGGGCGCGGCATCAGCCGCCTGCACTCTGTCATTGCGCGGGTGCGCGACTTCGCCCTCTACGAAGACGCAGAGCTCGCGCGCAAGAACCTCGAGTCGCGGTTCGGCATTGTCGCCTCGGCGGACGTCGACGCGCTGGCCAATCCCGCGGTCGGCGCCACGCAGGTCACGGACCAGCAGCTCATCGAGGGCGACCTGGGCATGCTGCCTTCGGGCGGCATCACGCAACTGCCGCCCGGCCTGAACCTGACCAAGATGGAGCCGGCCGCCGCGCCCGGCATGGTCGAGTACTCCAAGCTCTCGCTGCACCTGATCTGCGCGGGCGTTGGTGTGCCGTACCACATGGCCACCGGCGACGTAAGCGAGGTCAACTTCAGCAGCGCTCGCATCCGCGACATCGACTTCCGCCGCGACGTCGACCAGCACCAGTGGATGTGCACCGCCCCGCGGCTGATCCGCCCGATCATGAAGTGGTTTGCCGATGCGATCGAACTGAGCGAAGGGCTGCGTGCCGACTACGGCTTCGAGTACTCGATGCCCAAGTGGGACTACGTCAACCCCAAGCAGGACATCGATGCCGAGCGCGGCGCGCTGGAAGGCGGCCTGACCACGCTCAGCGAGTCGCTGCGCCGCCGTGGCTTCAAGCCCGAAGAGGTCTTCGCCGAAATGGCGCAGGACTTCGAGGCTCTTGAGAGCAGCGGCGCCATCAAACTGCTGCAGCTGATGCGCGGGGCTGCGGCCGCCGCCTTGCCGCCTGCGGAGCCAGGGCAAAACTGATCGCGCCCCCCCCCCCTGACATTTTGCCTATTTCTGTCAGGGGGGTAGGGGGAAGCATGCGACCCCATGAACGCGAAAACCCGCACGCTTCCCAACCAGATCCGACTGGCGACCCTGCAGCCGGACACCTTCAACCCCGAAGCCCGCACCGTCGAAGTGGTCTGGACTACCGGCGCCCGCGTGCGGCGCTATGACTGGTGGGAAAACGAGTACTACGACGAAGAGCTGGAAGTCTCCAGTGCTGCCGTCGACCTCGCGCGCCTCAGCAGCGGCGCAGCGCCCGTCCTGAACTCGCACCGCACCGGTGACCTGTCGAGCCAGATCGGCGTGGTCGAGCGCGCATGGATCGACGGCAACGAAGGCCGCGCCGTGCTGCGCATGTCGGGCCGCGAAGACCTTGCCGGCATCGTCGCCGACATCCAGGCCGGAATCATTCGAAACATCAGCGTCGGCTACAGCGTGCAGGAGTACGCCGTCACTCGCGCGCAAGGGCAAGTGCCTGTCTACCGCGCCGTTCGCTGGAGCCCCTCGGAACTCAGCTTCGTCACCGTGCCGGCCGATGCACAGGCCGGCACGCGCGACGCCCCACAGCAGGGCACCCCCTGCGTCTTCAACACCAAGGAAACCACCATGGACCGTAATGATCCGGCGGCCACCGCCGATGACGCCGCTGATCCCGCGGCCAACTCTCAGACCGTTGTCGCGCCGGCGCCTGCCGCCTCGGTGGACGAAGGCGCCATTGCGGCGCGCTCGGCCGAAGTGATCGAGCTGGCCACCCGCCACGGCTTTGCCGACCGCGCCGCCGGCTGGGTGCGCGAAGGCAAGAGTCCCGATCAGGTACGCAAGCTGATCCTCGACGACCAGGCCACCCGCGACGCCAACAGCGGCGGCCACGTCAACCGCGTATCGGCCGGTGAAGACCAGGCCGACAAGACCCGCAACGCAGCCGTCAATGTGCTGCTGGCGCGCGGTCAGGTGATCGACCCCGCCAGCAAGCAGCGCATCATCGTCGACGGCGCCAACCCCTTCCGCGGGCACAGCCTGGTCGACATGGCGCGCAGCGCTCTTGAGCGTGCCGGCGTGCGCACCGAAGGCATGGACAAGATGGGGCTGGTCGGCCGTGCGTTCACGCAGGGCACCAGCGACTTCCCGATCCTGCTCGAATCGGCGATGCACAAGACGCTGCAGAGCGCCTACGTGCTGGCGCCCGACACCTGGTCGCGCTTCTGCGCCCGCGGCAGCGTCAGCGACTTCCGCGCGCACAACCGCTACCGCGTCGGCAGCATCGGCAACCTTGACGCGCTGAATGAGCATGGCGAGTACAAGAACAAGCCGATCCCGGACGGTGAGCGTTCGCCCATCCAGGCCGGCACCAAAGGCAATACGATCAACCTGACGCGCCATGCCATTATCAACGATGACCTGGGCGCCTTCCTGGGGCTGGCCACGGCCTTTGGCCGCAGCGCGCGCCGCACGATCGAAGCAGACGTGTACGCCCTGCTGGCGTCGAACCCGGTGATGCCGGACACCTTCGCCCTGTTCAGCACCGAGCACGGCAACCTCGCGAGCTCCGCGGGCGCGCCGAGTGTCGACACCCTCGAAGCCGCGCGCGTGCTGATGGCCAAGCAGAAGGACGTCGGCAACAACGACTTCCTCGACCTGCGCCCGGCCATCTGGCTGGGCCCCATGGGCACCGGCGGCGACGCTCGCGTGGTGAACGACGCGCAGTACGACCCCGACACCGCCAACAAGCTGCAGCGCCCGAACAAGGTGCGTGGCCTGCTGCGCGACATCGTCGACACGCCGCGCATTCTCGACACCAAGTGGTACCTGTTCGCCGATCCGAGCGAAGCGCCTGTCATCGAGGTCGCCTTCCTCGACGGCCAGGACCAGCCCTTCCTCGACATGGAAGAGGGCTTCAGCGTCGACGGTGCCCGCTGGAAGGTTCGTCTGGACTACGGCGTGGCCGCCATCGACTACCGCGGCGCCGTCCGCAACAACGGCAGCTGATCGGCGCTCGCCGAACCCACTGACAGCCAAGCGCCCGGGCCCATTCGCGGCCCGGGCCACCAATCGAGGAAAGCAACATGGCTACCAACTATCAGCAGGCGGGTGCAGTCATCGACTGGACCAACGGCACCGGCGCCAGCGTCGCGGCCAATTCGATCGTTCGCATGGGGCACATCCTGGGCGTTGCGCTCGCCACCATCGCGAACGGCGCGACCGGTGCGGTCGCTGTCGAGGGTGTGTTCTCCGGCATTCCCAAGGTGTCCGGCGCCGAGTTCGCGCAGGGCGAGAAGCTGGTCTGGGATATCAGCGCCAACAGCAACGCGGGTGCGTTCGACGACAGCGCGGCGACGCCTGCCACGGGCGACATCACGGGCGCTGCTGTGGCGTGGGTGGCGGGCACCAACGGCCAGACCACCTGCACGATCAAGCTGACCCCGGGCAACGCAACCCGCACGTAACCCCCGAACCGCATCGCCCGGTTCGCCGGGCGGTGCGTCTGCCCTTGCCTTGAGTCCTGATGCCATGACTGCAGTGCAGTGGATTGCTGCCATCGGTTCCGCGCTCGCCCTGCTCGGCACTGTGTTCGGTGCGTGCTGGTGGGTGGTGCGGCATTCGCTGCACGTTCAGCGGTTCGCGCTCGAAGCGATCGCCGACATGAAAACGCGGATCGCCGCGCTCGAGCTGCAGGCTATTGACGGCAAAGAGCTGGATGCCGCTTTGGAGAAAGCCCTGGCAAAGCTGATGAATCAGATCGAGCGGCGTCTCGATGGCATGGAACAGGGCCTGCGGTCGGCGACCAGCGAAATGCACCAGGTGCGCGTCGACCTTGCGGTGCTGAAGGACCGCGAAGGTGGCGTCGACTACAGCGAGCACAACCGTCGAGTGATGGGGGTGGCCCGCAATGGCTGACCTGGGCAACGCCGACGCCATCGAACGCATCAGCGCAATCACTCGTGCTCTGGGCGCGGGCAGCAGCAACGCCAGCGTCAAGGTCGAGATCAACGCCGGCGGCTTCGGCGTGGTGGTCGCTGCGGGCTGCTGCGTGCTGATGCTGCTGCTGTCGTGGGTCTTGCTGTGGCTGGTCGGCGACATGCGGCACAGCACCGAGCAGGCCGCCATCGAAACGCGCGCCCAGCTCCGCGAGCACGGCCACCAGCTCAACGCCATCTACCGCGTCGCCCCCAGCGTCGAGCGCGAGGTGCGCGCCCGGCTTGAAGAAGACGCCCGCCTGCGCGCGCAGGCCTCGGAGTAGCCAGCATGTCCACCGTCATCATCCTCGACCCCGATCCCGAAGAGACCGAACTGGTCAGCGCCAGCGGCTGGTCGGCCTACCCGAACTTCAGCCGCGCCGAGTTCGCCTGCAAGCATACCGGCGCGTGCCACATGCGCCGCGACTTCATGGCGGTGCTGCAGCGCATCCGCAACGACTTCGGGCCGCTGCGCATCACCAGCGGCTACCGGCACCCCTCGCACCCTGTCGAGGCCCGCAAGGGCCACACCACGGGCGAGCACACGCAGGGCGCGGCGTGCGACGTGGCGGTGAGCGGCGCCGACGCGCTGCGCTTGATCCAGATCGCCACCGTGCGCGGCATCACTCGCATCGGCGTGCAGCAGAAGGGCCCGCAGAACACGCGCTTCATCCACCTCGGCCTAGGCGGGCGCGGCCTGGCCTCGCCGGCGATCTGGAGCTACTGACATGCAGCCCGTGACCGGCTACATCCGCACCGGCGAGCGCATCCCCAACACGGCGCGCCGCTTCGGCGCCGCGCTGGAATACATCGTCGTGCACCTGCTGCAGCCGGGGCAGGACCCGCAGCCCGTGCTGCTCACCGTCGAACAGATCCGCGACGGCGTCGACCGCGCCAAGACCAACCCCGAAGACTGCCCGCCGTTCGAGCCCGAGCAAGTGCGCATCGAGTGCGCGGTGGCGATCGCGCGGAAGGAAGAGCGGGCGCAGGTGGTGGCGTCGATGCTCGCTGAATGCCGGTACGTTCGGCGCCGTGCGCTCTTCATCGGCTACCTCGGCGGTGCGTCGCTCGCGCTGGCCGTCGTCGCCTTGGGGCGGCTGCTGTGATCCGTGCCGGCTGGGACCTGCTGCTGCACGTCGTCGGCACTGCCCCGCAGTGGGTGGGTCCGATGGTGCTGGCGTGGCTGATCTCCGTCGGCGCCACGCAGGCCATCAAGCCGTGGCTGCCCGAGAGCCTCAACGACCGCAGCCGCCACCGCGCCACGCAGGCCATCGCCCTGGGCTTCGGCCTCGCTACTTCCTACGCGCTGTGGCCGGCCGAGCTGGACTGGCGCACCGGTGCTGCTGTGGGTGGCGCCGTAGGCCTGTGGGGCCCGGTCAGCTACGCCCTGTTCCGCCGCATCGCCGAACACCGCTGGCCCTGGCTGCGCGAGCGCCTGAGCGGCGACCGCCCCAATCTCGAGGACTGACACCATGCGCACCCTGATCACCCTGCTGTTGCTCTCCGCGCTGCTGCTGCTCAGCGGCTGCGCCACCACCGGCGAGGCTGCGTTCTATGCGCGGCAGGAAGCCGCCGAGCAGGCCCGCGCCGTGCGCATGGCCGCGCTCGCCGACACCAGCGCCTGCAACGGCGACGCGACCTGCGTGGTCGCCGCCAAGGGCTTCGCCGCGATAGCCGAACTCGGCGGTGGCAGCGCCCAGCCGCAGCAGTACGTGCCGCAGCCCAGCACCGCCGCGCGCGTGGGCCTGGCGCTGATCGGCCAGCTCAGCCCGCTGGCTTCTGCGGCCGTCGCGTGGCGTAGCAGCGACAACAGCGTCCGAACTGCCGAGGCGCAGTTCGGGTTCCTTGGCGGCGTAGTGAGCGATGTCTCCAACGCCAGCGCGCGCAGCGCTGAGGCCGCGTTCAACGTGCTGCCGCAGCTCGGCCCGCGCATCGACGTCGGTGGCGATTACGTCAGCGGCACCCAGCACGTCGGTGACGCCACCACGGTGGGCCGCGACCAGATCGGCCGCGACCAATTCCAAGGGGATTGGCGCACCGGTGACGACACCCGCCGCGACACCATCGGCCGCGACCGTATCGACAACGCCGGCAACCTCGGCGACGGCAACCGCCAGAACAGCCCAGACGACAACAGCACCACCTGCGAGGGCCCGGGGTGTCAGGGCGTCAACCGCCCGATCACCAACCCGCTGCCTGAGCCCGAGCCGGAGGAGGAGGGCTGATGCTCGCCCTCGGCGCCACCGCCAAGGTGATCGGCATCGCCGTCGCCCTGCAGATCGCCACCCTCGCGGGCTGGTGGCTGCATGTCAGCAGCGCGCGCGCGGACAACACCCAGACCGCGACCGACCTGGGTGCGTGCACCGCTGCGCGCGACACGGCGGTCGCGGAGAACGCCGAATGGGAAACCGGCGCGCTCGAAGCCCAGCGCGGCCTCGCCCAGTGCCAGGCGCAGTGGGCTGAGGCCAAGGCCGACGCCGAGTTTCACGCCGCTGCCGCCGCCGAGCACCGCCGCAACGCCGTCCGCTGGGCCGAGGCCTTTGCCGGCCGCTACGCCGGCAAGACCGCCCAATGCGCCGCCGCGCTGCAGGCGCTGGACCCGGCCTGCCCTGAGCTGGAGGGGTACTGATGCGCGCGCTGCTCGCTCTCGCGCTGCTGGCCCTCACCGCCTGCACGCCCGACCCGGTCTACATCACCCGCCCGGTCTACATCGACCGCGTGCAGCAGGTGGTGCAGCCGATCCCGGCCGAGCTGCTGCAGCCGCACGCCATCGCCGAAGGTGCGCCCAGCCAGTGCCCCAGCATTGCCGCGCAGCGCCGTGCCGAGCTCGAAGCCTGCAACGCCGACAAGGCCGCCATCCGCGCCATCGCTGGCGCGAAGGGGCAGGGCAGTGACTAACGCCTGGCTGGCCGACTTCGACGCCATCGCGCACACCGCCTTCGCGGATGCCGGGCTCGCCGACACCGCGGTGCTGCGCGCCCCTGGCGGCGCCGTGCACGGCGATGTCCGCTGCATGGTGAGCCGCGGCGTGCAGGTGCTGGCCGACGAAGGCTCAGTGACCAGCAACCAGACCACGGTCGACCTGTTGAAGGCAGACCTGCCGGCGTCGATCACGAAGGCCTGGGTGGTGGTGCTGTCCGACGGCGAATACCTGATCGACAGCCAGCCGCTGTCGTCTGACGAATCTCTGGTGCGCTACCTGTTGAGGCGCAAGCAATGAGCTGCGATCCCATCTACATCCGCGCGGGCGACTCGCTGGGGGGTCTGCGTCTGGACTACGTCAGCAGTGATGCCGACGACGCGCCCAACGTCGCGCTGCCGGGCACGCACTCGATCGTCGAGTTCCGCGTGGGCGGCCGTGTGCTGCTCAAGCTCACCGAAGGGGCAGGTGTCACGACGCTGCGCGACGAGGGCCAGCTGCTGTTCGCTGCCACCGCCACGCAGACCAGCCAGCTGGCGCCGCCGGCGGGCCTGAACGCGCACGAGGTCAATCTGGCCTGGCGCAACTACATGCCGGCCAGCGAAGAGACCAACAGCGAGACCCTGGCTGACCTGACCGTGATCGTCCTCGCGCAGGAGGTCGCACGCCCGTGAGTTCTGTTCGCGTCACTGCAGTCGAGCGCGTGGTGCGCATCGTGGCGCGCGGCGTCACCGGCGTGGCCACGGTCAATGTCGAGGCCCCGCTGATCACCACCGGCGGCGCCACGCCGACGCTGTCGATCGCGCCGGCGACGCCGACCACGCCGGGCAGCCTGTCGGCCGCGGACAAGGCCAAGCTCGACGCGCTGGCGGATCCGACGCTCAGCGATGCGCTGCCGCAGGCGGTGGGCAATGCCGGGCCCGGCACGTCTACGCGCGCGGCCCGCGGCGACCATGTGCACGCCCACGGCGCGCAGGCGGGCGGCGGGCTGCATGCCACGGCGACGCCGCAGGTGGCCGGCTTCATGTCCGCTGCCGACAAGACCAAGCTCAACAGCATCGCCGCGGGTGCCCAGGTCAATGTGCCGACCAACCTCGGCGTGGGTGGCACGGGCGACGCGCGCACCATCACCAGCAGCACCGGCAGCTCCGCGGCGCTGCCGCTGGCCACGTCGACCACTGCCGGCCTGCTGTCCAGCTTCTACTTCACCCTGCTCAGCACCTTCGCCGCCAACGTGCGCGACCAGGTGCTGGCCATGCTGCAGCAGGGCGCCAACATCACGCTCACGCCGAGCGGCACCGGTGCATCGCGCACGCTCACCATCAGCTCGACGGCATCGGGCGGCGGTGGCTCGGGCACGGTGACCAGCGTCGGGCTTTCGCTGCCCGGCATCTTCGCCGTCTCCGGTTCGCCGGTGACGGGATCGGGAACACTGACCGCCACGCTGGCATCGCAGACCGCCTCGCGCGTGTGGGCCAGCCCTGCTGGCTCCGACGGCCCTCCAGTATTCCGCGAGCTGGTGCAGAGCGATATTCCCGCCCTGTCCGCCGGCAAGATCGTGCTGTCCGATGATCGGCTGCTGGGCCAAATCGCAGGCGGCAGCGCAGCCGCTCAGATCGCGCTCGGCACGGGCCTTTGGTTCTCCGGCCTGAATCTGGTTTTGTCCACCAACCTGCAGGGCTGGCATGCGATTGCGCCGAGCGCGAAGCAGGACACGCTCACCCCTGGCAGCGGCATCAGCATCGTCGGCAACACGATCAGCGCGACGGGCGACGGCGGCTCAGCAGTGCGCCCGATCACGGTCGGCTTCGACGCCGGCCGCGTCAATGGCGTAGACCAGCCGCTCACCACCGGCCTGCGCTTCGAGCTGCGCGCGCCGGTCGGGCTCGAGCCGACTGCTTGGACCCTGCTGCCCAAGGCGGGCAGCACCGGCGACATCACCATCGAGGTGCGCAAGCGCCCGTTTCCCAGCGGCACCTTCACTGCGATTACCGCCGGCTCGCCGCCGTCGATCTCGGCCGGCGCGCGCGGCACTGCGTCGGCTTCCGCGTGGACCGCAATTGATGCCGGCGACCTCATCGAGTTCGAGGTGACGGCCGTCTCCGGCCTGGTCACTGGCGCAAACCTGATCATCGAGGCGACTGAAGCATGAGCGTCACCACCTACCGCAGCACCGACTCGGGCGCGCCCGTCCTGAATGGCACCACGGGCAACGGCTTCGTCAATCTGCTGACGACGTGCCTGACTGGCACCGGGACTGCTTACGGATCGCTACCCAAAAAGGGCTGGACGCTGCTTTTTACGGGGACGAATAAGGCCGTTTACCGAACTGTTGACGGTGTTGGATTCCTTCGCGTTGTCCACGACGGCACCGGCACGGGCGGTTTCCGCGAGGCGCTTGTGCGCGCCGCCGAAGGTGCGACGAACGTTGACACGCTGGTTGATCCGTTTCCGACTGTTGCCGAGGTGACTGACCTTGCCTGCGTTTGGCGAGCATCGAACACGCTTGACACTACCGCCCGAGCTTGGGAACTGGTTGCGGATGACAACTGGTTCATCCTGAGCGTTTTGCATGATTCGGCAGCGGCTGATACCTACATGTTCGGGAAGTATTCGCCGAGCCGGTCGGCTAACTCTTGGCCGTATCTTGTTTCTGTAAGGGGAACCGCAAACTCAAATGCTGATGGAACCGCTGCCGCTATTTATCAGGCTGCCACGGCAGCCTTCAACACAGCCCGGCTTTTTGCAATGAGAAATTCGACAGGGACAGTGAAGTCCCCTCGTGCTGTGTTTTTGACAGAATCGGCAAGCTCGACTTCTAACTATACGGCCCCCGGTCAGCTTGGCCCGCCTATTCCAAACTCTGATGGCCTGATCTTCATGAGCCCTCCGCAGCTTTGGGTTAATGGCGTTGGCGGGTCGAGCGTGTCAGATCCTCAGTCCGCCGGGTTTTTTTCCAACCTCTGGAGTCCGTTGCACAACTTCAACTCTGCGGGCCGCGCCGCATTTTGGGGGGACACGTTCAATGCGGCTGGCTATGACCCGTCTGCGCAATTCGTTTTGCGCGGCGCTCGCGGAGACACTCAAGGTAAGCACATCATCGAAACTACCGACACTTGGCAGGACCCGTTAGCATGAGCGACTTGGGCGACATTGGCGAGGTCATTCCTGACGGCCTGCGGTCTGTCATGTTCTCGTTTGGTGGCCGCGCTGTGGCTGTCGTTTCTGGCACTGGCGCAACACCGGGCAGCGAAATCCTGATTTCGTTCCGCCGCAGTCAGGTCGCGACCGTGCAAGCCGACAACGCCGGCAACTGGACAGTCGGTGGACTGAACGACGGAACATATTGGGCGTCTGAGCTGGGCACCGTGCGCGGCTGGTCCATTGTGGTGTTCGGCACGTCGGTCACCGTCACCGAAGAGGAAGCCCCCGACAGCGGCGATGTGATCACCGCCGGCCAGGCCTACGGGTGGATCGGATGAGCGCGCTGCCCCTCTCCGAACGCGCCCTGCGCGCCATCGAGTGCCGGCTGCGGAAGATTCGCAAGCCCGGCGGCTTCGCCACCGATGCCGGGCGCAACGTGCTGCGCGAGGCCGAGTCGGTGTCGGCCGATGAGCTGCCCTGGATCAGCGTGTTCGACGGCGGCGAGACGCCCGACGACGGCGCGGGCAATCGCGCGGCCATGACCATGCGGCTCAACGTCGAGGTGCAGGCGGCGCTGCGCGTGGAGTGCGCTGGCACCGATGCGCAGCTGCTCAAGGCCGACATCAAGCGCGCGCTGTTCGGCGGCTTTGGCGGAAAGCTCAGCGACGACCTCGGCGACATCGGCGCCATCAGCTATCGCGGCACCACCGCGCTGAACCGGCAGGACGGCGGCGACGCCGCGCTGCTGCGGGTGAGCGTGACGGTCAGCTACCCCGAAGGACAGGGCAACCCCTACGGATCACAGGACGCAAGCCATGGACCGCATCGACTCGATCAATTGCTGTCCTGAGGCTCCACGCATCGATCTGCCGGAACACAAGGCACCCCGCCTGCGTGATCTCGGCGCCGGCCAGATCGTCGACACGCCAGCGGCTGCAGGCGCAAGCCCGCAGTCGAGCCCGAGACCACGCACGCGGCTCTGATGCCGCGCACCCCACCCGCCACAGAGGACACCGACATGGCAGCTCCCAACATCACCCCGTACGCCAAGGCCTACAAGTTCGGCCGCGGCCGCCTGTTCTTCAACCCGCTGGTCGACGGCATTTACCAGGGCTTCCAGCCGTTCGGCAACTGCCCCGGCTTCGAAGTCAGCGTCGAGGGCGAGACCTTCGAACACCAGTCGTCCGAGGGCGGTATCTCGGAAACCGACTTCACCGTGCCGCTGGGGATCACCCGCAGCGCCACCATCACCTGCGACAACCTGTCGAAGTCGAACATCGCGCTCTTCCTGGCCGGTGAGCAGGTCACAGTCACGCAGGCCGCCACGCCGGTCACCGACTACGTGATCGACCAGGTCAACCCGGGCCGCTTCTACCAGCTCGGCAAGACCGAATCGAACCCGTCGGGCGTGCGCGGTGTGTCGGCGGTGGCCGTGCGCATCAAGGAAGGCGACGACGCCCCGGCCCGTGCCAACAGCACGGCCTACGTGGCGGGCGACTTCTACGTGCCGGCGTCGGCCAACGGCCGGTTTTACCTCTGCACCGTGAGCGGCACCTCGGCCAGCTCGCCGCCGGTGTTTACCACTGACGGCACCACCTTCACCGATGGCACGGCGACGTTCATCGACATGGGTCTGGTGGTCGTGCCCTCGACGGCCAACGTCAACTACCGCCTCGACGCCGGCCTGGCCCTGCTGTCGGCCACCACGGACGGCACCATCGCCCAGGCCAATACCAAGTACGCCGCGGTGGTCTCGGGCGGCCGCCTGTCGCTGCACGTCGACTTCACCCCGGCCGCCAACACCCGCGAGCAGGTGCGCACGGGCGGTGAGCAGAGCGTGGTCGGCGAGCTGAAGTTCATCGCCGACAACCCGGGCGGCTCGGACAACGAGGACCTCTACTGTCCGCAGGTCACGCTGACCCCGAACGGCGCGCTGCCGTTCATCACCGGCGACGACATCGCGAGCGTCGAGTTCAACGTCGGCATCGGCATCAAGGACAGCGTCACCCGCGCGATCTACATCGACGGCCGTCCGGCCGGGCTGTAAGCGCACGGCATTGCCCCGCGCGCCCGAACCCTCACGCTGAGTGCGTGGGACCGGCCAGGGAGATCCCAGGCTAGGGCGCGCGGGGCCTCTTCTTCGAGGACAGATCACACATGGCGAGCATCACCGTGGCAGACAAGGCCCATCCCCTCGGCGAGCTGACTGCGCGCAAGACGCTGGCGTTCATGCGCCTGCGCGCGCTGGTCGATTCGGCCGGCGCCGAACCCGACGCGCTGACCACGCCGGAAGCGCTGGCGGCAGTGGTGGCGCTGTGCGAGGCCTTCGGCATCGATGCGGGCAACCTGCCGCTGCATGAGTGCATCAAGGCCACGCGCGAGATCATCGCCGCGGCGGCGGTGCAGTGGGGTGGCTACCTCGCCGGCCCGGTGCTGGCCGAGATCCAGCAGACCAATGAGCTGGCACAGGTGGTGCTGCAGGGCCTGAAGGGTGCGGCGAATGGCGCGCCTGCGAAATAAGAAGAACCAGGCGCTGCGCTTCTTCACCAACGGCAAGCGCGCCGACGATGCCTTCGGGCTGTCGGCGTTTGTCGGCCAGCTGGTGCGGCGCACCGAGCAATCGACCAGGCGCGCGGTGGCGACCACGGCGCGCAAGCTGGAGCCGCTCGCCAAGCGCGAGGTCACGGCCAGCTTCAACGTGCCGGTGAGCAAGCTGCAGGGCAAGTTCCGCGTGGTCACCACGCCGGACAGCATCCGCCTGTTCGCCAGCGATCGACGGCTGCCGGCGATTGACTTCGGCGGGCGCTGGGGCGGCATCAAGACGCCGGGCGCCAGCGCGCAGATCGAGCGCAGCGGCGGTGCGCAGGTGTTCGCTGGCGCCTTCATCAACACCGTGCGCGGGCTGCAGTCGATCCGCGAGCGCAAGATCCGGCAGGGCAAGCGCGCAGCGCGCGGCCCGCTGATCATCATCCGCGGCCCGTCGCCCCGAATGATGGTGCTGGGCCAGCGCGCCGACCAGCGCCGCAACCCGCTGAGCGGGTACGACAGCGTGCCGGCCGAGGCCATCCTGGCTGAGCTGCGCACCTTCTACATCACCGAACTGCAGCGGCAGATCGCCTTAGGGGTCCGCAGTGGCTGACAATTTCCAGCAGGTCATCGAAGTCGCGCTGCGGTCGGCCACCGACCCCAGCCTGCGCGTACTGCTCGAGGACCTGCGCGACCTCGGCACGCAGGGCGAGCTCACCGATGAGCAGCTCTCCGCTGTCACTGGCGCGGTCGAAGAGCTCAACCAGCAGGCCGCCGCTGCCAACGGGCTGCAGGCCTCGATCACTGCGCTGCAGCAGTACCGCGGCGAGCAAGAGCGTCTGGCCGATGCCGTCGACAAGGCCGCGCTGCGGCTCAAGCTGGCGGCCGAGCAGGAATCGGCCTCGGCTGCCGCGCTCAAGCAATCGGAGCAGGCGCTGGCCGAGCTGCGCGCCGAGCGCGACCGCTACAACGCCAGCGAAGAGCGCACCACCGAAGGCGCGCGCCAGTTCGCCGCCAGCCTGAAGGAAGCGCAGGCCGCGCAGAAGGCCGCGCAGGCGGAATACGCGGCCGCCGCCGGCACGCTGCGGCAGGCCACCACCGAATACGACCGCGCCGTCACCGCGCAGGACAAACTCACCGCCAACATCGGCAAGAGCGAGGACGCGATCAAGGCCGCGGGTCTGTCGGTCGAGGACCTCGGCAACGCGCAGGCCGAGCTGCAGAAGCGCCTGGCGCAGACCGGTGCGACCACGCAGACGCTGGCCACCAACCTGCGCGAGCAGGTCGCGGTGAACCAGCAGGCCGCCGCGGCCGCGCGCCAGAACGCCGCGGCGCAGCAGGCGCTGGCCGATGCCAACGCCACGCTCGGCCGGCGCAGCTTTGCCGAGGTGCGCGCCGAGATCGAGAAGGTCCGGCAGGCCTACGAAACCCTGCGCGCCAGCGGCACTCTGACGGGCCGCGAGCTGGCGCAGGCGCAGTCGCTCACCATCGAGCGCACCCGCGAGCTGCAGTCGGAATACGGCAGCCTCGGCGCCTCGCTGCAGCAGGTGCAGGGCAGCCTGATCGCTGCCGGCGCCAGCCTGTTCACCGTCACGCGCACGCTGAGCACTGCCGCCACCGCCGCCAGCCAGTTCCAGCGCTCGCTGGCCGCTATCAGCACCATCGCCCCGCAGGCTGACTTGGCCGCGCTGGGCGACAGCGTGCGCGCTCTGACGCGCGAGTTTGGCGGCGACGCGGCGCGCAATGCGGCGGCGCTGTATGAAATCATCGCGGCCGGCGTCGAGGACACGACGCAGGCGCTGCAGATCCTGCGGGTCGCGAATCAGCTGGCCATCGGCGGCTTGGCCGACACCGAAGTCGCGGCCAGCGGTCTGGTCGCCACGCTCAACGCCTACGGGTTGGCGGCTGACCAGGCCACGCGCGTCAGCGATGCGTTCTTCGTCGCTGCAGCAGCCGGCAACACCACCG